CAATTATCCCTACTACTAATATCTATACAATCAGAACTATTGACACTTATATCTATTTGCTTTGCATTCTTTTTACCAATAAGTGGCATCCTATTAATGATTGGAGTACTAATAGTCATAGATACTTTTACAGGTATTTGGAAAGCTAAGAAATTAAAAGAGAAAATAACTAGCAGAAAGCTCTCAAGTATAATCAGCAAGCTAGCACTCTATGAGGTTACTGTGATTATGTTCTTTTTGATAGATAAATTCATACTAAATGATATCATACTTACATTCTTTAGTGTACCATTCATGCTTACTAAAGTAGTGGCATTGGTCCTAGCTAGTATAGAGGTGATGAGTATCAATGAGAATTATAAGATAGTAAAAGGTATAGACCTATGGCAGTCAATGAAACTATTATTTGCTAGAGCTAAGGATATTAATGATGACATTAAAAAGATAAAGAAATGACATACACTAGAGAACAGATAGAGGCAGCTGTAAAAGCTAAAGGATATGTATATTTTGCAGGTGCTAAAGACTATGATGTAAATATAGTAGGAGTTAGGAACTCAGCACCAGGTCAAAAAGTTACTAATCTCTTTGATGACAAATTAACTATATCTTATAGAGTAGATGGTCAATGGCACTACCATGAGTGGGATGCTACTACTGAGCCAGGTAAAAAAGGAGTTATGCAATTCCATAATGCTAAGGGAGTGGCTAGACTTGTACCTAATCAATATAGAGGAGTATATGCTGTATCTATGCATCAGGGTAAATATCAGGCAGTATGTCAAAGATTAGGAGATGTAACTGTATGGAGAGATAAAAATAAAAACATGACTTTTGATGAGGTTGAAACAGATACAGGTATGTTCGGAATCAATATCCATAAAGCAGGTACAGTATCTAGCTTTGTAGAAAATTGGTCAGAGGGCTGTCAGGTATTTAAAAAAGTAAAAGATTTTAATGAGTTTATGGTAATAGCTAATAGAGCTAAAGATATACATGGTAATCACTTTACTTATACCTTAATAGAATCAAATGATATTTAGACTTAGTGTAATTATCTTACTGCTTAGCTCATGCTCTGCACAATACCATCTTAATAAAGCTATTAAGAAAGGATATAAATGTGAAGAGACAGGTGATACTATCAGAATCACTACACTAGATTCTATCCCTGTTATAATTAATGATACTATAGTATGGGAAAAAATTATTAATACTAAGGATACTATCATTAAGTATAATACAGTCTATGTACCTAAGACTAGACTAGATAAGAAAATAGAATATAGACTAAAAGTAAAGACTATCTATAAAGATAGATTAGTATATAAATATAAGTATAGAGCTGAGGGACAAAAGGCAAAGTCTGAGGTAAAAAAAGTTAAGGCTCAAAGACCTAGACCTAATGGCAATCTTAGTCTATTATTTGTAGGGGTAGGCATAGGTCTACTATTATCATATCTCTTTAAATTTGCTAGAGAGAGATATTTGTTCTAAGTTTACACCACTTATGGTAAGAAAAAGACTGTTTTTTGACATTGAGACATCATTCAATGTTGGTATATTTTGGCGATCAGGATATAACCTCACTATCAATCCAGGTGACATCATTCATGAGAGAGCTATTATCTGCATCTGCTATAAATGGGAGTCAGAGGATGATGTACAGTTCCTAACTTGGGATAAAAAGCAATCTGATAAGGCAATGATTAAAGCATTCCTTAAAGTTATGGCTCAAGCTGATGAAATTGTAGCTCATAATGGGGATAGATTTGACCTCAAATGGCTACGCACAAGAGCTCTATTACATGGTATTGATGTTATGCCCTCACCTAAGACTATAGATACTCTTAAATGGGCTAGAAAGTACTTTAATTTTAATAGTAATAAATTAGACTATATAGCTAAGTATTTAGGGGTAGGTCAAAAAATGGATACAGGAGGACTAGACCTGTGGAAAGATATTGTATTTAAGAAAGATCAGCAGGCAATGGATAAGATGGTGGAGTATTGTAAAATGGATGTCACTGTACTAGAAGCTGTATTCAATAAACTCAATTCCTACACTACTCCTGCTACTCATTATGCTGTAATGGAGGGAGATGAGAAGTACTGCTGTCCTGAATGCACTAACTATAATGTGAGGTATAATAAACAGGTAGTAACTGCAGGAGGCACTATCCATCATTGGATGTTATGTAAGGATTGTAGAAAGCACTATAAAATAAATAATAAAACTTACATAGAGTATTTGAAATTCAAATATAAACATTAACTTTGCATAGTTCCATAGTGTAGAAAGCAGTTGTAAGCTCCCCAGCACGCAGCTGCTTTTTTTACTTTACAGATAATGCTAAGTAAAGTTTACAAATAACGATACTTTTGTAAGATATAGTTTAAATTATCGGTAAAAATAAGACTAACTTTAGATTATGTCCCGTTTTTTAATTAATAAACTAGACTTTTTAAGGCTATAACCTTAATAATAGCAAAGTTTTTAAGGCTATAACCTGTAGCAATTCTCTCCAAGTTAGTAAGTTTCGCTGATTGCAGTCGCAATTTGCGACCTCAGTTATATGCTTTACCTTTACTCTTATACATTATAAGTAAAAATTGCCCTCGTTATGTGTTTAAGGGTGTAATTTGCCCTTAATTATATGTTTTACCTTACAACATAGGGACAATTTGTCCCCTAGTCTTATTTAGAATGATTATAAATTACACTTTTTTATTGCAGATATAAAACTTTATACTATCTTTGGCGTATAGTTATTAACAATTAAAACTTTTACACATGGACAAAGAGCAAATTTTAAAGATTATTTTTACTGAGGAGGCATCACTGTATGACCAGGCTAATGAAATGAGAAATGAATTTGGGCGAGCTGATGAGGCTACTAAACGAGCTTATTCTAAATGGTATGCAATTACTAACCTAATAGATAGAATCAATGAAGAGATTAATTAAATACTTTACTCCTGTAGGAGTAGAAGAGAAAGCATTTGCTAAGACATTAATAGTAGTAGTTACTGCTATCATATCAATCGTATTTTTATTTCCACTTTTATCTTTTATATTATGAACTTTATAGACCTATACAAAAATGGCAATCAATACATTTCTAATTGGACTACTGACTATGATAGTGATGTATACATAGCAGGCACTATTGAGCCATTTACCTACAATGCTACAGAGACTGATGATGAATGGCAATCACTGTTTATTCTAAGTGATGCAAATCTTAACCTACTTAAATCTAAACTATGAGACAGTCACTTACATTCGCTGCTATTCTAAGATTTTGGACTAGCAGGAGATCATCAGATGAGATACGAGGTGGATTTAATCTGCCTCTATACCTGAGATATTTAGAAATCATAAATAATAAAAGCAATGAGAAAATATAAGGATGCATTTATAGGTCTAGTAATAGGCTTAATAATTGGAATGTCAATATCAATCTACAGGCTTAAAGAATGCCAGGAGCAGAATGATATAATTAAGGACCTAATAATAGAATCACCATGACTGAGTTCACACAGCTAGCTATTGAGGTACAGGATGCTATAGCTAATGGTGATTATACTCACCAAAAATACCTGAGATTTAGAGAGTGGTACTTTCAGAGTTATGAGGGCAGTAAGAGAAATGCTGCTAGAGATTTTAGGATGTTTGATTTAATGTATGGCTTAGATGTGCCAATTAAAAATAATGATAATGAAGATATATAAAGTAGTATTTAAGACCTTTGACTATTGGGGAGGTCCTATAAAGTTAGTGACTAGGATAGTAGAGGCTTATGATGCTGATCATGTTAAGCAGCTCATACAAAAAAATGATGACTTAATTCTATTAATTGAAGAGATATGAAAAAACTATACAAATATTTACAATGGCTACAGAAAGAAAAAATACAGGCAATGATATACTGTCAAAGAGGATTTTGAATGATATCATAAAAGAAAGGTATCCATTTGAGCCTACTAAAAAGATAGCAGATGACTTAGGACTTAGTGAGTCATCAGTTTATAATAGAGCATGGAGTATGGGTATTAAGAAAGATCCTGTTTACTTAAGGTCTACTCAATTCCCTCCAGGATATCTAGGTGGTAAAGCTACTCAATTTCAAAAAGGCACTGCACCTCCTAACAAAGGACAAAAAATGTCCACAGAAGTATATCAGAAAGTTGCAAAGACTATGTTTAAAAAAGGCTCTAAGCCTATGAATACTCAGCCTATAGGTACTATCCATCAGAGAAAGGATACAGGAGGAAAGATGTATCAGTATATTAAGCTAGCAGATTGTAATTGGCAGCTGCTCAATAGATATACTTGGGAGATGCACAATGGACCAATACCTAAGGGAATGGTAGTAGTGTATAAAGATGGTAATTATATGAATAATGATATTGCTAATTTGCTAATGATAACTAAAAAAGAGAACATGGCTAGAAATACCATACAAAGATTGCCTAAAGAGCTTCAGCAGGTGATGAGATTAAAATGTAAACTAATAAAAAAAATAAATAACAATGGCACACAACAAACTAAGTGATCTAAGAGATCACATCTTCATGGCTCTCGAGAGATTGAGTGATGAAACATTAACAACAGACCAGGTGAATGTGGAGGTAGATAAAGCTAAGGCTATCTCTCAGCTCGCAGGTACTCTAATCCAATCAGCAAAGGTAGAGATAGATTTTATTAATGCTACAGGAGTATTAGAATCTCAATCAGATCTATTTAAGTCAGTAACTCAAACTAAATTGTTATGACAGCAGTACAGCAGGTGTTTAGTGAGCTACTAGCATTACATCCTCAGCTCTTTAATATCAACTCAGTAGAGGGTAGAGAGTTTGTTCATCACTTTCATAATTTTTTAGCAGTGGAGAAAGAGCAGATAATAGAAAGTTACTGTCAAGGTTGTTTTGACATTAGCAAAGATGAAAATATTTTTCCAAGAGAAACATCAGAACAATACTATAATCAAACCTATAAATCAGAACAATGAAAGAAATAGATTTTTTAATAGGACAGATTGCAAAGTATCAGCTAGATACCAACTCTAGAAATAGATCCTATGTCTATAAGAGGTACTATGTAATGTACAGGCTGAATAAATGTAAGGTATCACTTACTCAAATAGGTAAGATACTTAATAGACATCATGCTACTGTTATTCATGGTATCAAAATGCACAGGAGATGGTCCAGGCAACAGGATAAAGTATATCTCCATGAGATAGAGCCATTAGTGCAGACTGCTCTTAATAATGATTATGAGGATAAGTACAAAGTTTCGGCAATAGAGAACTTTAATTACATCAATGTGAGGATTCAGATGCCATGGGATTATGATAAGGTCCATAAATTTAAAGAATATATGACAGCTAAAGAACTAGCAGAAATAATTTAAGCCCTTCGGGGCTTTTTTTGTGCAATGTTAAAATGGTCCTTACAACTTTGCACAAAAGATTGCACATAAAATATAATTGATTATCAGTATTTTAGATTGATTTGTGCAAAGTTTTTAGAAAAAACCCCTACCCTATATATACTATAAGACCAGGATGAAAAAAAAAAGTAAAAAAAAAGACCAACTTTGCACAAAGCCTTGGTACTGCTACATTTTTTTGTGCAAAGTATGTGCAAAGTTGTATGTTGATAAAAAAAGATTGCACATTTTGTAAAGTATTAATAATTATTATTACATTTGTAAAAATTGAACAGCCAATGACAAAGACTTTAATCTTAGAGAGTATAAATCCCCCTATCAACTTGGCTGTTCGCTTAGGGGGACTCTCTTTTTTATATAAATTATGAATCTAATAGATGTAGCAC